CCCGGTGTTTACCGTTGACACTGCCGGGACGGTGCAAGGTTCTAAAGCCTTCAAAACTGTAACTCAAATCTCTATTCCGACTCATGACGGGAATGGAGCTACAACGGCTATCGGCTTCAATGAAAAAATGGGTTTGCCGTTCAAATTGGCGCGTAACAGCGTCATTGCTGCTTATCTCAATAACGTTAAAGAGGGTACAGCGCCAACCGTGGCGGTATCTTCTACGGCTCTTGAGAGCAATACAGTTGATCTTAACAGTGCGTTAAACGGCACTATCGTACACGTAGATTTGTTGGTGTAAGCCATGGCTATGCTGGACGATGTTAAAAAGGCGCTACGCATCAGCCTAACCACAACGGCATTTGACGGCGAGGTTGGCGACCTAATAGCAGCGGCGCGGGATGACTTGCGGCTTTCGGGAACGTTGGAAACGAAAGTTAACGACGATGCCGACACGTTAATAAAACGGGCCATAACAGTCTACTGCAAAGCTAATTTCGGTTACGACAACGCCGACGCGGCGCGCTTCCAAGAATTTTATGACTCCATCAAACGCCACCTAACACTCTCACAGGAGTATACGGTTGAGGTGGTGGAGGAATGAGCAATTGGCGCGACGTTGCGGGACTCATACCTATTACCAAGGTGAAGAACGAATACGGCGAAAGGGTTCCGGGCGACGGCACACCGCGTGAAGTTTTTTGTAACGTGAAATCGGTAGGCAGTCGGGAATTTTATCAGGCTGCCGCCGTTGGTATGAAGCCCGAAGTCATTATAGAGATGTACAAGGGCGAATACGACAACGAACCGAAATTGAGCCATAACGGCACGGTCTACCACGTCATACGGACATATTCCCGCAACGGTGAGAAGATCGAACTTACATGTAGCCGTTACCCTATGGGGGGCTGACGATGGCTAGAAGCTTCAACGAGATTAAAGGAATGTTTGCGCTCGAAGTCGCTGTAAGGCGAATAGGTGAAGTGCCTAAGAAGGTTGTAACAAAGGCAGCTCGTGCAGGGGCTAAGATTGCGTACAAATCGGCAAAGGCTAACGCACCACATAAAACATTCGCACTTCGAAACGGTATTATTATGCGTGTCGAGAAGCAAAAGACAGTAGGCAAGCGAGTATTTGACATTAAGATGGCTCCTAAGATGGACGACATTTTTGTTGATATATCGAGGGCGGGCAAGCGGGCTTACTATCCGGCATCTCAAGAATACGGGTTCTTGGATCGTAACGGGCGTAAAGTTCCCGGCAAACGATACCTCAAGAGAGCCATTGACGCCAATAAGCAAGCAATGGAGAACGCAGTTATTGAGGTTGCTTTAAAGGAAATTGATAAGGCATGGAACGCGAGGTGATTGCAGTTGAGTTTACAAAAGGCATTGGAAGAAGAATTATCTTCATTGGCAGGATTCGAGGACAAGGTTTTCCCTGTTGTTGCTCCTTCGGACGACGACGAACCTATAACGGCGCCTTACATTTTGTATGAAGCGGGTTATGGAGTTGAGGAAAAAGCGCTAGGCGGCTTCTTGGCATTGCGGGAAGTGGAATGTGAATTGAATGTCATGACGGCAACCTATACGAGCCTTAAAACAAACGTCGCTGCAATCATTGAGCGGCTAAAATCATTCGAGCGTCGGGCGATTGGCTCTGACGCTCTTTTTATATCTGAGTTGACCTATGAAAAGCCAGTGGAGACTTACGAGCCTTTGCCCAAGCTTTATAGGTGCATTATCGAATTTAAAGTACATTACTAGGGAGGTTTTACCGTGGCTCAAAGATCGCTAGGGACTACAATCCAAATCGGTGGCAATATCATTGCCGAACTAAAATCTATTGCCGGATTGGATATTTCGCAAGAAACAATCGATTCCACCAACTTATCCAGCACTGGCGGTTACCGGGAGTTCATTGCTGGGTTCAAAGATGGCGGCGAGGTTTCGGTTTCGGGTAACTTTAACGGAACGGACACACTCGGACAAATGGCGCTTTACACGGCCTTGACTACTTCTACCGTTGACAGCTACACAATCAATTATCCTGCTGGCGGTTCTTGGACTTTTAGCGGCGTTGTAACTGGGTTTTCAACAAGTGCAGAGCTTGAAGATTTGGTTACATTCGAATGCACAATTAAAGTGTCCGGCGCTCCATCGCTGGGTATCACGGCGTCCGGTGGCCTTACTGCTCTATCCCTCACAGGTGCGGGCGGTACACTTTCCCCGGCATTCTCGGCAGGAAACCGCGCCTACACATTCAGTGGCGTTTCTGCTACTTCGGTAACGGTAACAGCTACAGCGGCGGCGCATACGCTCAAGTTGTATGCTGACGGCGTATATGTTCAAGACCTTACAACGGCGGTTGCATCTAATGCAATTTCCTTGACGCTGAACGTCGGTAAGAAATTGACTATCATTGCGTATGAAGTGAATAAGGCGCAAAAGGTTTACGATATCACAGTTGTAAAAACCACTTAATTGATTGACAGAAGGCTAGGACATAACGTTCTAGCCTTTATTTTTGTTTAGAGAGGACGGACGACAATGGCAAATAACAATGATGTTGTAATCATTGAACTGGATAAAAAGCGCGAACTACGTTTTGGACACAAGGCATTGAAAAGAATGTCAGCCACTACGGGTAAAAGCGTTGAGGAAATGGAAGATGAAATGGACTTCGAGGAACTTGAGCAAATCTTTTTCTATGGCCTTGAGAAGGACGCTAAAGCAAACGGCGAGACGCTAACGCTTGAGGATATGGAAGATATCCTAGATTGCGCGCCGTCTTATCAATATCTGATGGACAAATTTCAGGAAGCAATCAAAATTGCTATGGGTTCGATGGTTACGGAGGGAAACGTACTGGAAGCCCCGAAGGTGAACAGGGCGCAACGTCGGGCGGCGAAGTAAAGCCGTTTTGCTGGCAGGAATCGAAGCGGGCAGCGTTCCGCATTGGGTTGACGCTAAGTGAATATGACGAAATGACCCCGAACGAACTCAATATGAAGCTTGAGGAGTTTTGGAAAGCGAAAGAAGAGGACATAAAAGAAGCTCGTTTTCTTGCTTATATGACGGCTAAATTGCCATTGTACAAGAAGTTCCCGGAAACATTCGAAAAAGCTTTCGGCATGAAAGAGAAAACGGTTGAAATCAGGGACAAAGAGCCGCAGACGGAAAACCAAATGTTTAATGAGATGCTTAAAATTCACAAAGCTTTAGGCGGTACGGTTTACTAGAAAGGGGCAAACATCATGAGCTACGTGGAGACAGGACGAAAGACATACGGCACTTCCTGTGAATGGATTGGCTGCGGTTGGGACGCGGCGCCTTGCGACGTTCATCATATCAACTATCAAGCGCATCAAGAGCAAGAGGACGAAGAACGGGCGACAAAAGGTTCTACTAGCTTCCAGCTACCAAAGGACGGCAC